TGATGATGATTTCATCAAATCTCCTTTTAAGGAGGCTCATGATGCGCCATTAGTTGCTCCAAGGTTGACAATCGATCTAGTTAAGACGCTTGGACACATGTCGAACAAGATAGGTATATCTAAGCAGACTCTGCTTTCGGAGTCTGACGAAGAACTAAGTACGAGAGGTGAAGACCACAATGGCGAAGCATAACAAGAAGCGTAACGTCGGTCTCTTGCACGAACAACTTGTCAGGCACGCTAGCGAGAATCTAGTGGACGGCGAGAAGGAGAAGGCAGAACTGGCCATCAACATATTGCAACATCGTTTCAGGGACCACACCGAGTTGCAGAGGGAGTTTAGGCTTTTCAACGCCCTCATTCATACCAATGTACCCAATCGCGATATCGCCAAGCAGATCATAACAGAGAGTAGGATCGCTTGTAGAAACCACGATGCAAGTAGGCTTCGAACTGAGAAGTCACATCTCATAAAAGAGATCAACCATAAACTAGATCAAGAAGACTTCTATAAGCGCAAGATTGAAAAATATCGCTTGTTTGCCACTGTACAAGCACTTCTTAACGAATGGCGAGGCGCCCAGAAGCTAGGCCCGGATGAGATAGTCAAATATGAGAACGTTTTGGAAGAATGGTTGATCAGGGGTGACAGCGCGGCTGAGTTAGAAAAAACGGCTCATGCCGATCCTCTCACGCTGAAGATAATGACGGAAAAGTTCAACAAGAAGTATGATCTGTTGCTAAATGGTGAACAGAAGGAGATGATGGAGAACTGCTTGATAGGAGATCAAAAAGAGCTCACTAGACAAGTAGGACTCATTAAAGAGCGCGCCCTCACGGCTCTGGAAAGGTTTTATCATCATTGCGATAACAAGATCCTACTGGAAAAGCGAGAGCAAGTAGAAGAGAAGATTTTGGCACTAGACCCCAATTCGACAGACGAATCTATTTCTCGAGCGCTAGTAGTATCGGCACTAATCAGGGAGTTGGAGGGAGATGATGAATAACAGAAAGCTTTTGACCGAGTGGCTAGCATTCGAATATTCTACGGAGATGATTACTGAATCTAAGGAGCAAAATGGCGGCAAAATCCTGATGAATGGGATCTTACAAAAAGCTGACACTCTTAACCAAAACGGTAGAGTGTATCCTGCGCCCATCCTAGACAGGGAAGTTCGCAATTACCAAAAGTTCATTCAAGAAAATCGGGCGTTAGGAGAATTGGACCATCCCGACTCTTCAGTAGTGGAACTCAAGAATGCATCTCATATAGTGCGAGATGCTAATATGCGAGATGGCGTCTGTTATGGTACGGTAGAGATATTAGACACTCCATCGGGCAAGATCTTGCAGAGCTTGATAGAATCCGGAGTCACCCTGGGGATCTCTTCACGAGGTGTCGGTAGCACACAGCGGGACGGCGATCACGATGTGGTGCAAGACGATTTCCAACTGATCTGTTGGGACTTTGTGTCTGAGCCCTCGACGCCTGGCGCATTCATGATGGCAGAAGGCAAGAGTTTTACTCATGCTGATCTGCGAAAACACTTTACGAAATCGGATCGTATCGATCGCATCGTTAACGATATTCTCGATTGGGAGGACAAGTAATGGGACAGTGGGCCTCATCTAATCATAACAACGCCGACGAATATGTCGGGTCTTCATTACCCTTTGTTACAGGGTCTTTAGTCCTTTCAACGACGCCATTTCAGATAAAATTTCCCTATGTAACCAGGTGGATCGTTGTATCCAATACTCACGCAACGGTAGAGATGCGCTTTGGATTCACTGAGAACGGTGTCAACGCAAATCCAGCAGCGAATTCGAATTATTTTCTGCTCAATGCACAAGACACCGGCGATGGAATGCAAGCAACGCCGATGCTCGAGGTGAAGTGTACAAGCATTTGGGTCAGATCTGATGCAGGTACCGGTGCATGTTCTGTCATCGCGGGCTATACGAATATTCCAAAGAATCAGTTCTTAAACCTCACAGGCTCTGAGAACTTCTCCGGAGTAGGTTGATGGCAAAAGTAACCAAAAAGCAACTAAAAGCTGTGGTAAAAGAGTGCTTAGTAGAGATACTCTCGGAGGGCCTGGACGGTAATATTGCAGGCTTATCCGAAAAGAGGCAGCGTGTTCAGCGTCAGAACGCAGAAGAGCAGAGGCTGGTAGAGCACCGCAAGCGCTTTGAGCACACTGTGGAGTCTGCAGTCACCAACGTGACTGATGACCCTGTCATGAGAGGTATATTGCAAGACACAGCAAGGACCACCCTACAGGAACAGATATCTAATGATTCTCCGGGATCCCCAAGTGCACCGCAACTCTCCTCAGGCGGTGCCGCTGGGATAGATTTAGGCAACATCTTCGGTGAGCCGGCCCAGAATTGGTCAAAATTAGCATTCAAAGAGTAAAGTCGGCCGTCGCTTTGCGCGATGAATGACATAAATATGAATAGGACAGGAGGATAAAATGTCGCGACGCGTAAAGAAGATAACGCCGGCCGTTCTTAAGAGGATGATCGTCGATGAGGCAAGAAAACTTCGGACTGAGGTCTTGGAGACAGGGCAGTCTGATTCTGAGAAGGTGGCCAAAGCAGCCCCTGAGGTGGATGCTGACGAGCTAGCAGACACGTTAGAGAATGATATTGATTACATCAAAGCGCTCAAGATCAAAGAAGCCAGACTCAAGAAGAGGCTTCGCGAAGTCAAGCGAGCTAAGCTTAAGTTGCGGAGACGCATTACAAAGAGGTTATAACAGATGCCTACACACAAACAAAACATGGTCGAGTCAGTCCCTCGAGAATATGCACAAGGATCCGCATCCACTCAACGGTTGCAAGGAATCTATTCCGCCAGCCCAATTTATTTGGGTGAAATCACGAATAGCGGTTTAGTAGAACAGTACCAGACTGAAGTCATGGATGCAGTGATAAATGACAACGGCCATACCTTTGGCACTTTCGATACTTCTTTTACTGAAGCACCTGATCTTGCTGAGGTGGAGACCGGCGGCGGCGGTTTGCCTGCCACTCCATACGTCCCTAACCCCACTTCTCCCGGTCCAGGAAGCATGGATCCCACGAAGCAGGCCGAAGCTCCTGAGGGCTTCGGAGAAAACCCGAATTCGCAATGGGGTTCTGGTGTGGGCCACGCGCTGCAACCGAAGGCTTCTTCCGAGAAGATCTCCAGCCAAAAGTTGGGCGATTACGTGATGGGCGCGGCCGCCAAGGAGTAACCTGAGTGGCCATCACTCAAAACGGCGGTCACATGACGCATGTGACGACGACTGCAGATCGCAGCATGGTGTCTCCTGCTGCGAAAAATACCGGTGGCGTCAATCAAGCTGAGTCCGATGAAGCACGTCTGATAAGTGCCTTTCCTGGATCCCCCATGATGGGTGCCGGCGCTACTTATAATGCCGAGGAAGTCAGCAAATATAAGTACAAAATCCTGACCAACACAGTAGATGCATCTGACCTTGGCGACGCTGCAGCTTATTGGGGCTTCGCAGTGCCAGAATCGGAGGCTACCGTCGGTCAGGCCTCCTCCGCAGATCTAAGGTGGACGGGTGCCCCTGACATGGATGAGGTTCTTGAAAAAGATTCTGCAGATAAGAAGCTGGCATCCAACTATATGCCTAATCTGGTGGTACCTCCTATAGACGCACCCACTACGGAAGTAGAAAACTTCGCCATTACAACGCCTTCGGATCCGCCTGGAGTCGGTAACGGATTAGCGAATCCTAAGCAGACTAGCACTGCCATCCAAGAGCACATAGTTGAGTCTCAAGTAGATGGCAACACTCCCACTCCCGGCGGCCCAACAGCTGAGGGCGCAGCCGGCGGTGATCATGTCAGAGTTCCTTCGACTGCGTAAGGAATTCGATGTGGCCCAACACACAGATTGCTAAATTTGTAGTTCCGCAAGTTGCGACTCACGGTGATGATAGATTAGGGTTAGGCTATGGCCTGATCAAGCAACGATTTCATAAACCTCGTCTGTACGATAAAACTTATCCTTACATCGAGCCTGACGATCCTGCTTTGGAGGAGACGGAAGTAGGCGAAGAATCGCAGGAGTCTGTACGCACCAAAGTATATGATTTTCCAGTAGTTGACCCGGGGGACGTTAAAACATCGGATCCACTTTATTTCGTGGGCGCCGCGACTAAGCTCTCTGCTTGTTTTGACCGGCCGAATGAGATATTGGCAGAGATCATCAATGTTGCACGTGATGGAGGCGTTGCTCCCATCCCCGGGCTTTACGGCAAAGGAGTCGACGGTGGTGCAGTAGGTGGCTTCAGTGCGTGGAAGGCGTTCGACCAAGGCCCTTACATGAGGACGGGCACTTCTAGGGGCTGGGCAGGAGTCCCTCCGGATAGCGACGTCGAAGCTGAATTAGAGTACGAAGAGGAAGTAGGCCCAGAAGAGTTTTTTGATCTCGAAGATCTGTCCCGTATACAAAGACTGCGATTGGGCGAGTGTTTCTTTTCATGAGGCTATATTTATCAAAAGCTAACAATGGGTGAAAGATGAACAAATCACTTTACGAAGAAGCGATCGCTGATGCGCAAAAATTGAGAGAGCTAGCTGAAGAGACGGCCAAAAACAGGGTTGTAGAGGCTGTGATGCCCCAAATCCGCACTCTTGTTAATAGGCGCATTCTAGGCGAGCAAGTCGAGGATCTTGAGGCAGAGGAAGATTTTGTCGATGATGGATTGATAGACGCAGAAATTGCTGTTGAAGAATTGCCAGCAGCCCCAGCTATTGATGCTGAGAGCGACGGGCCCGGATCGGTCATAAATGTTTCCGCTCAAGGGGATGTTAATATAGAGGTCGAACCCGGAGATGATGACGAGGAAGATTTCGTCCTGACTGACATGATGGCAGAAGCTTTGGCTTCGTTGATTCGCGGTCCTTCTCCCGAAGATAGCCGATTAGAGGCTATCGAAGAGGCAGTCGCCAAGATGAAAAAACTCAGAGAGAGTACTGCAGGATCTAAACTGACCGCAGATCAGCAAAGAAAATTGAATCATTATTTCAACCACTGCTTAAAAGAGGCAATGGATTTACACAATTCGATCATACTTAGTGAGGAGAGTGCTCGAAATGAACTCGGGCATAGATTGACCGAGGTTATTAAGGAGATGAAAGGCATGGCAAAGTCAAACCGGCAGAACGTTTTCGATTTTTTATTTGAACAAGACGAAGAATTAGATGTTGGCGTCGATGTTGAAGAGGAAGTCGAAGTGGAAGAAGAGCTAGAGTTAGAGCCCGTCGAAGTCGACCCTGAAGAGGCCGGCGACGCTCTCGTAGATCTAGGAGCCGTTCTTGGACTCGACGTTACAGTCGGCGAAGAGGTCGAGGAAGAGGTCGAGGTCGAGGAAGAGGTCGAGGTCGCTGGAGAAGAGGAGCTCGAGCTTGAAGGCGTATATGAGATCGACGAGGGTATGCTCCGTCGCGAGCTGCGCCGCATGCGCCGCCTCCGTGAGCAGGAAGAGTCTTCCGCCGTCGATGCGTCTCCGGCCCCGGGCGGTCTTGATGGAGAGGATCTTGGAGACGTCATTCTCGATGTTTCTGAGGAGGATCTCATCAATGCTCTGGCTGATGAAGTAGGCGACGTGCCTGCTCCTGTTGTAGAGAGAGCCCGCCGCCGTCAACCTCGAAGGCGCTCTCGTGCCCCTCGCGCCTCCCGGCGTGTTAACGAAGCACGCCAGGCACGCCGTCAGGTGTCCCAATATCGTAACGCACTTTCTGGCATGAAGAAGCAGTTGGTGGAGATGAATCTCTTCAACGCCAAGCTCCTCTATGCTAATAAGCTCATGCAAAACACGGATCTTTCTATGAAGCAGCAGCGAGCAATTGTCGAGGCTTTGGATAATGCCAAGACGCTCCGTGAAGCCAAGCTTCTTTACAAGAGTCTGTCGGAGTCCCTCTCCCGGCGAGCTCGTGGCAGAAAACTGAATGAGGGAAATTTACGGACGCTCGGATCGTCTTCCAGATCAACCCGGTCGGCTCAGCCGGCTTCCAGTGGTGTTGAGGTAGATCGATGGGCAGTCCTCGCCGGCATTGACGGCAAGAACTAACCATCCATTACCCTAAGGAGTAATACAAATGTCAAAATCATTTTCACTGGATCAACTGACTGAAGGCATCCGCCAGAGGAATCTGGGCGGTCAGAATAAGCAGTTGGTCGAAAAGTGGGCCCGCACGGGTCTGCTTAGAGGCCTCGAAGGAGTTCACCGCGAGAACATGGCGCGTCTGATGGAGAATCAGGCCAGTCAGGTCCTCAAGGAGGCTTCCTCGATTTCAACTGGTGGCGGTAACCTGACTAGCTCAGGCGACCTCCGCGGTTTCACTAACATCGCATTCCCGATCGTGCGCCGAGTCTTCGGTGGCCTGATCGCGAACGAGCTGGTTTCCATCCAGCCGATGAGCCTGCCTTCCGGCCTGCTCTTCTATCTGGACTACACCTACGGCTCTCCCCACGGCGATCTCGCTGCTGAGGGTGCGGCTTACAACACTGGATCATCCATCTATGGTAATCCAGCTGGTAAGGGCATCCAATCCGGCTCGAACGCAGTCGGCGGTTTGTATAACCTCGCCGGCCAGGGGTACTCCCGTGTGATGAACACCCAGTCCCTGACCGTTTCGACGGAGATCCTGCTTTCTGGAGCTGTGCGCGGTACGAATAATACCATTACTACGAACCAAGCCGCTGAGGCAACTGGTTCTGATGGTAAGCTCATGCAATTCGACCCGCAGATCGTGAAATCTATTGAGAACAACTCTGGTGGCGCTGGAGCTTCTACGGGTGACGGTGTCTATTCGTTCGCTGTTCTGCAGGCTTCGGCACTCAGCAATCTCGAGAGTTCGCTGATCAAAGAGGTCACGATGCTCGCAGATGATGTCGGTACAGAGCCTACTGGCATCGTCGACATCGGCAACGACACTGACGGCAAGCCCATCCAGGGCGGCACTAACGTCTTGAACGTGCGTCGCCTGAATCAGCTAGGCACGGTTGCCGGCAGCGTGTTCACAGTGGATCCGTTCGCTGACGTTGCGGATACCACCACTGGTATTCTTTGTGTGGTGTCTGGGGTAGCTGGAGATGACGGTGCATTCGCTCAGCGAATGACGATATCGTTCCCGCTTACGTCGGTGTTGAATTCCGCTAACGGAAGCACACTCGTCATTCCGGCCTTCGAGTCCAACTTCGCAACTACGCCTTCGCCGGCGATCCCCGAGATCGACATCAAGGTCGAGGCTCTTCCAGTTGTTGCAGAGACGCGAAAGTTGCGTGCCAAGTGGTCGCCGGAGCTTGCTCAGGACCTGAATGCTTACCACAGCCTAGACGCTGAGGTCGAGCTCACTCAGATTCTCTCCGAGCAGATCGCTCTAGAGATCGACCGTGAGGTTCTCAACGACCTGCTTACGCAGGCGCAGGCAGCCAATTACTACTGGTCGCGTGCTCCTGGTAAGTTCATCAACAAGGAGACTGGTGTTGAGGTCAATGCTAGCAACTCTCTGGCTCCCGGCCCTGCCTTCCGTGGTACGGTTCGTGAGTGGTACGAGACCTTGGTCGAGACCTGCATCGACGTTGCCAACCAGGTGCATCGTAAGACGCTCCGTGGTTCGGCTAACTTCATCGTTGTCGGTCCGGACGTTGCTACCATCCTCGAGTCCTCGCTCTTCTATAAGCCTTCCTACACATTGGACGGTGATGGGCAGGTTTCGCAGCCTATGGTACTCGGCGCTGAGCGCGTCGGCAATCTGAGCAACCGCTTCACGGTCTATAAGGACCCTTACTTCCCCCGGAATAAGGTCCTCGTCGGCTACAAGGGCGGAAGCTACCTTGAGACTGGTTACGTCTACGCTCCGTACGTACCGCTGATTGTCACTCCGACGATCTTCGCGCCTGAGGACTTCACCCCACGTAAGGGTGTCATGACTCGCTACGGCAAGAAGATGGTCCGAGCGGACTTCTACGGTACCGTTACGTGCCTAGACATGAGTGTCATCTAACATCTAGTTGATACAGTCTTAGCCTTTGGGCGTCCTAGTGAAAACTAGGAC